TCTTGATGGATTACGAAGTCTCAGTATGAGGGCTCGTTTGTCTGTTCTAACTAGCATGTCATTCTCATTGTTACAAGCACAGCTAGTAGGCTTTCGCTTGCGTTATCTCGGTCAAACACCATTGAGTGTTCTCCTGTTTTTGTTCTCCAATAAACAACCGATTGGAAGTCTTCCATTTTGTTTTGTACTACAACGTCAATAACCCCTTTTGGAATAGTCTGCCCAAACAAACGACCTACTATTGCATTTTTATTTTCCGCTCCATACCAAGTCCAAATAACAGCTTTAGGCTCCGTACTTATCGCCATTGGTTTTTCTCCATCCACGGTTTTGTTCTTTGGGGACTGCACGTAGGTTGCTCTTGGCGTTTGTGCCATTACCATCCAACATGTTTTTGTGGTCAACGTCTTTGCCGTCGCCCTTGGACACCTTGCCATCCTTCATCAGTGCGGCACGTGCTTGATTACGCATCTCACGTTTCTTAACTTGTTCTGGTCGTGCGTTGTATGCCTTGTCGTAAGCTGCTTTGGTAGGGCCACCTTTGTTCATCGCTCGCTCCTTAAAAAAATTATGTAGTCTTCAACTTGTTTTGCATCATCAGCAACGATGGCGAATCCACCGTGCTCCAAAATTTCTCTCATCACTCTCTGCTGGTTGGGCGTTGTGTTGTCACGCTTGCCCGGTGCTTTGGTCTCCACAGCAAAGAAGTGACCATCAATACAGCAGATAAAGTCAGGGATACCGACAACGCCAAAGCCGTTTTGCATCGGCATGAAAAACCATACGCCGTGCTTCTTCAGCACTTTCTTGACGGCATCTTTGACTTTTCCCTCTGGCGTCATTTCTTAGCCTTATAAAAAGTACAGGTCTTCACAGGACACCAGCCGTTGCACAGTCCGCTTGGACGCTCAGGCCACTTGTCTTTCTCATATGCCATCTCAAGCTTACGCACTCTTGGCAAGAACTCCAACCAAATTGTGGATACATCTGATCTGTCGAACGCTGTCTTGTCAATCTTCTGTTCTTTGAGCCACACGAACCCAGTAGATACAGTGTTCACCTCGGGGTAGTGTGCAAACGCATAGCCTGCATACAACATCAACTGCTCTGTCGGTTTACGCTTGCCTGTTTTGTAGTCAAGAATCACAGCACTGTCTTTGTATGTGATCGCCACGTCAGCAATACCACGTGACCAAGCGTTGCCCCACTCAGCGGGTTGGAAGTCTTTGGTAATAGCCATCTTCTGTTCGCATTTGATCTCACCCTTCATGGATGCAATCTTTGTGGCGATGCCTTCCCACTGCCCCATACCCTCAGGCAATGGTGTGCCGTTGAGGATGCGATGCTCAAACGCAGTGTGAACACGTTCACCCCACATCGTTGCTTCAGTCGGCGGTTCAGTCACGTCTTTCTTGACACGGACATGGTAGAACTGTCGAGGGCAGGTCTCGAATTTCTCGAGTTGCGAATACGTCCAAGCTGGAATAGTCATAGGTCTCCACCCCCAACACACAATTCGTTGGGGCAGGTGTGTATATTAAGCCCCCTGTACAAAAAGTCAAGAGGTTTATTTGGCGTCTGCATAATTATTTCCAGATTCACATTCGCACGACACAGGCAGGTCGGAACACCACCGTGGAGGTGTTGACATCTCACTCACCATCAGCTCCTTGCACCACGCTTCGGCGGACTCAGGGACTATGCAGACAACCTCATCATGAACGGTCAGGACAACCTTGTACCGTCCGTCTGTGCGATCACGCTGACGCATCTGCTGGTCGATCTTCGCCATCTGGTCAAACACAACGATGCGGGCCAATGCTTGGACTACGTTCTCAACTACCTTGCCACCGTATATCTTGACAGGGCCATAGCGTCCGTCGTACTCGTAGCCATCGGTCGTCTTACGCAGGTTGGCGTACCGAATCATGGTGTGGTTGGGTAGCTGGATACCCTCGTTGGTACAGAGCAGTTGCATTCCTACGTCTAAGGCGTACTCATGACCCTGCGCCATCTTCTCTAGGGCTTTGTTGGCTTCGTTCCATAGCTGGGCGATGCGGCTGTATGTGTTCCTGTACAGGGTGACCACACGCTTGGCTTCATCCAGTTCGACATCAACTGAGATGCCGCCCATACCGATCTTCAATGTGTTCTTGAACTTCTCAGCGCCCATGCCGTAGCCCAGACCCAAGATGCAAGTCTTGCCAACGAACCGCTCAACCTTGTCAGCCTTGGTCACGTGCTTACCGTACACACTTGTGGCAAACTTGGAGTAGATGTCCTCACCCTTGCGGAAGTCAATGAGCAGGTCATTCTGCCCAGCCAACCATGCAACAACACGCGCTTCGATCTGAGCTGAGTCACAAGCTACCAACACGTGTCCAGTTGGTGCTGTAATCGAGCGGCGCAGGGCACCAGCTCGAGGTAAGTTCTGCAAGTTCATCTTGTCGCCACCGCTGGCTCTGCCAGTGTGAGCGCCCCAGTAGTTCAGCAGAATAGGTAACGTGCCCCTTTTGGCAATGCCGAGGAAGCTTTCTGTTCGGGTTTCTTCAAGCGTTGACTTGATACCGAGACGTGCAGAAACGACAGCTTGGACGGCAGGGTTTGGATGTTCGAGCAGGGCTTTGAATTCTGTATCCGTTTTACCGAACGCATAAGTTTCCTTGTTGGTACGCAGACTGATCTTCATTGGAGGCTTGACGCCCAGCTTTTCCAACACCATAGCAAACTTTGGATTGGACATCAACTCATCCCTGCCAATGGTGGCGTCGATGCGTCGCATGAGTTCAGCTTTCTTGCTCTGCACATTGTCCAAGTGGTCATTCAGAATGATGTCGTTCAACTCAAGCACTGGGTCAGTGAACATGCGAATCATCAAATCTTGTATGTAGAGTTCCTTGGGGGGATTCCACTGACGCAGGATGTGGTACAGATTGTGTGTGATCTGCACATCGTTCTTACAGTACTCGCCATATGCTGCCAAGTCCTGTGGTGTGAAGTCTTCACGACGTTTGCCGATAGCATTGACAACCTCAGTACCTTTTGCACCCAGCATGAATTTCTGTGCAAGCTTGGCAAGACTGCCGCCTACAGTCTGACCCGTGATAGGTCGAGCCATCGACAGCGTGTCAATATAGTACTTGGGGATGATGCCGTATTTCCACGCAAGGATTGCCCCATCAAACGCCATGTTGTGTGCGATGACGTAGGCATTGGTCAAACCCAGTTCATGCAGGGCTTCGGTGATCTCTCTGTCCGAGCCTGATACCCAGTGGGTGTCGCCATCATCTACCTTGTAACCGAATCCGATGACTTGGAACTCAGGTGATCGGATGTATTCCTCAGTTGTCATCTTGGACAAGCTGAAGTCCTTTGCGTAGTACGTCTCAAAGTCAATTGTTATCGTCTGCATGAGCCTCCCTGTATGCTCTGATGGCGTCTTTCACATCGTTTTGTAGTTGCTGAATGCGGTCATCTTGTTTCTGCAACATGCGGTACGCATCGTATGCAAACTTCACCAAGTTTTCATGAGTCCATGATTCAAACTGGGGCATCTCCTACTCCTTCAAGGATGCTTTGTTTATGTAGCTTTTCTAACGACTTGCCACACACTCTTTGGAACGGCCACCATTTGAGCAGTTCTTCCTGACTCAGAACTTTCGGCAGAGGTGTTGTTTTGGGTTTCTTTTCTTTCTTGTTCATATTTATCCTGTAAGCTGTTTGCCAACATGCGTCGTAGCCACACTTGACCCCCGACACGCTTCCACTCCTCATACATCTTTCGAGTAAGCCGTACGCTTACATGCACATTGTCATCAGTCAATTCACTTTTTGGTCTTGGCATTTGTGTGTGTCTCCTGCTACCTTGTTCATAAACAACATGTGACATTGTGAGCAACGCCACAATGACCCCTCTTCTACAACTGTGCGACGGTCGCCGTGCAAACCACGCACCCTGCCAAAGAATGTTCTGATCTTTTCAATCATTCTTTTTCTCCAAAACAATTGCTTCTAGTTTTTTCATTGAGGTGCATAGATCATCGTGCATATAGTCTGGAATCATTGTTTTACTGCTGAATGCCCAAGACTCTAATGCAGATAGCAATTTGATGATGTTGAGTGCGTCTTCTTTAGTCATGCTTTTTGTCCTTTGTTCTGCTCTTGTAAATGTTGTATCGCCATGCTGTTGCCTCTGAATCTATCCGACTCCAGATAGCTTGCTTTTGTTCTTCGGACATAGCGTTCCATTGTGCGACTTCGATGTATGTTCGACCACATCCCTTGCACACCTCGTCATACAGGGTAGTACACACGGCTATGCAAGGGCTGTCAGTCATGTGTTCTTCTCATCGTCGTAGCCGTTCTTTTGCTTGAGTTTGGCTTCTAAGTTTTGCCAAAACTGATATGTGTGTCTGTGCATTATCAAATCAGGCCACAAATCAATTACTTCTTCCTCGTCCAGCCCAACCCATGTGCGCTGTGGTTTCAGATTCTCTGCCGCCTCAAGAATGGCGTTTGCAATCAAGCGCGGGTCAATCGTGTCCCATGCGCTATGCCCTACACCACATAAGTCTTCTGCCCATTCAACAACACGGTCAAGTTCGTTGTCTAATTCTGAATGTTTTGAAAGTTTTTTAAGAGCTTCTACACAGTCGTGCCTTTCCCAAACCAAATCAGTTGCAACGTGAGCAGAGCTTAAAAGTTTGATGGCTACTTCAATTGGATTACCCACGATTTTTCTCCTTGCAAAGTTGTTCGGCGGCTCGAATGAGTTGGTCAAGATTGACAGCCTCTTGCTCTTCGCCTTCGGCGTTTATTTCTTTTTCAAATGTCAGCAACTTGATTTGCTCAAGGTCTGTATCCGTCAGCCCTACCCATGTGCGCTGTGGTGGGTGTGGCGCATACTCAACTGCCATTACTTCAATGCCGCCATTAGGCAAACGCTTGATGATGCTGGCACACGGAATATCTCCAGCTTTACTCCAATCAACACCCCACGCCACAGGCTCTTGGCTTTCCAACTCTGCAATGGCTTGGCGTAGAGATGTGATGGCGGCTTTGCTGTCAAGCCAATCCTGCTCACCATAAGGTGCAAGTCTTGGCAGGGATTTCTCCAACGCCTCCAGCGCCTGTTTCATTGCTTTAATCATGCTTGTGTCTCCCATCGTTGGCACATTTCTTTCACCGTTTTGGTTTTCTTTTTCTTGTTGCAGATGTTGCTTGTCTGTTTCTTCTTGGCCTTGGCTTGCAACTGCGCCGCAGTCAAGGGCTTTGGTGGTTCGGGGTACATGTTGTTCACACCAACCCCGCCCATAATCACGCAGAGAATGACTCGGCTAATCACCAAGACACCTCATTCAACTTGGTGATGTAGTGATTGAGCTTGCCAGCATCATCGCTGTTTTCTTTCCTACCTTGGCGCATGGAGTACTTGATGATGTTACCTTTGAGGAACCCACGGAACTCCTCAGGCGTCAGCACTGCCTGCATCACTGTCCAAGGTTGGACAGGCATATCTTTGTAGTGGCTACCGCCTACTTGTACGTCATCTGCGCTCATGTGTAATCTCCTTCAGGTGTATGTTCTGACAATCGTTTTTCCAAACGCTTGATGCGGTCTTGATTGCACTGCACGACGGACAAGGCGTACTCCACTGCACTCTCAGCTTCCAGCTTGCGAATGTGGGACTCCCTCAGTTCCTTGGCAATGATCTCGTTGATTGTCTTGGGCTTGAACAGTTCCTTGACATACTTGGCTGTTGAATCAACCCAGTTCATTCGTCATCCTCTCTATCAATGCTCTCAGTTATCAGTTGTTGCTTGACCAACTCCAACACACCAATGACGCTACACATATACAGCGACTCGTCATACTTGTGGATGAGTGCCAGCAGTTCATCAACCAGTCCGTTTGCTAATTTGCCTTGATTTAATATCATGCCGCCATCCTTTGCATCATGTCAATGTTGAATTTTCTTGCACGACTCTTTGCTTGACGTTGTGCCGCAGTCAGTCTCTTACGCTGTGCGTCTCGAGCTTCGCCGATCTTGTATATCTTGATGGCATCTCTGCCACGGCTGTCTTTTTCCCAAGCGCAGATGTAAGCCGCACCAACCGCATGAAGTTCACGGGTGTACTGCAACACAGTGACGTAGTGCAGTCCAGTTTGTTCCGCAAGTTCGTGGCAGGTGTAGACCCCATCCAGCAACAACTTAATGAGTTGCGCTTGGCAGATAGCGTTGATCTTGATGATCTTCTTGCCTTTGTTGAGTGGGGGATTATTCACGCTCGTCCTCCCTTGCAACCCTCTGCAACACTTCAAGTGCGTAGATGAAGCAAGCACCGATGACGATGGTAATGACACCGCCAATCATGAGAGCCGCTATCAATGCGAGTGCATCCCACATGGTCAGCCCCCGAACAGTTCTTTGAGTCGGTCATACATTGCACGGGCCTCGATGATAGACATCATACTAAGCAGATCGTTAACGTCGCACTTAGAGGGTAACTTGGGTGCTGCAGCTGCCGGCGTCTTCTGAACAACCTTAGCCACGGGCTTTGTCTTGCGCTTCTTGTATGGCTTGGGTGTCTTGCGCTCATACACATCGGATGTAGTGAACCATCTGTATGGCAGTACGCTGTCGTCTCGGTCAAGTTTGCCAGCGTTGTACATCTGAGTCAGTCGGGTGGATGTGTCAGACTGCCCAGTGTTGAGTCCTTTCATCACATCTCTGTAGGTACATTTTGGATGGTCATGGACGTACTGCCATATCGTCGCCATCATGCTTGTGTTTGTTTCATCCACGATTTGTTCCTCAGTTTGTACATCGTCATCGAATTTAAGATTTTCAAGTTTCATGAGTTCAGTCCTTAAGTCTGGCATCTCATCTTCCTTCCATACGGCTGGTAACCATATCGCTGGTAATTAAGTCACGCACTTCCTCCATGTTCTTGGCTACGTATGTTCTTGATAACCCTCCGTCATACTCACCGATCTCAACAACGAATCCATTTTCTGCATGTCTGATTCGACATCCAAAATCAGCTTTTGATCGTTGTATTTTTTCTTGTGGGTACATTGCCTGTGAGTGTTGCCCTTGCATCTGTGCTGAGTTCATGAGTGGGTGTTGTCCTATTTGAGTTGTTGCCCAATTACTAGCGCCAATGGTGCCGCTGCCTAAGATTGTGCTCATTTGTTGCTCCGTTGCGTGATAGGTGATTCAGATTCATACGTTTTTTCGTATGGGTCGAGACCAAGATGAATCATGAGTTGCACAAGGCGCGACTCGATACGTGCCAACCGTTGAGCCAAGGCTCGGATGTCATCAGACATTTGAACCTCCAGCCGCACCAGCCAAGCGAGCACCGACAGCCGCAGCTACTGCACCATCTGTGTCGATAGATTTCAAGATGTCCAGCGCAGAAGTATCAGCCGTAGCACGTTCAACCTTACGCTCGATACGCTCGATGTATTGCTTGGGCACATAGATACGAACATCAGGCCAGAGTTTGAGTGCTTCATTGAGTGACTTGCAACCCTTCAAGAACTGAACGATTTGAGACTTAACCTTGTCCCAACGCTCGTCAATCTCATGAACCTGCTTGGCATACGCCACGTATGGTGCAACCAAGTGGAAGTCTTCTTCCACAATGACGGTGAAGTAGTAACCAACAGCATTAGGTGGGCAATCAACCTTGTCGCCACTGAAGTTAATCTGAACTTCGATGTGTTGCTCATTACCCTCTGCACTCAGGTAGTTCACACGCAGTTGGAGGTCATCACGCTGACGCTTCCACTCATTTGGAATCACATCACGCAAGTGGTAGTGTTCGCCCCACATACGCTGTACCAAGTCCTCAGGCAGTGCAGACAGCTTCATGTATCTGCTTACCTCAGGGATAGCCTTCACCTCAAGTGAACGCAATTTTTTAATTTGATCTTGCACGTCTTCAATGAGAGCGCCGCTGATTGCTACATATGCCATGTTAAATCTCCAGTTCAGTTAGTTTGTTGTTGAATTCAAGCCATTCGATTACTGCTTCGTCAGTTACTAAGTGGTCATACTCCTCTCTCAGTTTGTTGTACAAGTCCCTCATTTGCCGTTTCATATCCTGCTCAATCTCATTGCTTATAGCAAGGAAGTCGTAGCTGTTCATCTTGTGATGCCAAGCGTCATAACGCAGAGGGTCTTCATCCTCCACATATGGGTTGGCTCCCATGTAGATGTCACTATCAACCAACACAGTTAACTCATGATGGTAGTGATGAGATCGTTTATCCAAGATGCACGACCACCAGTCTCTTGCGTGGGATGCGAGTGTCTCGTCGTCATACCCTAGGTGCAATAGGTACAAACGCCAATCTACTACACGCCCCTCGAAACAAGCACCATCTCCCTGACTCCAAAAGCCGCTGAAGTATATTTTGTCAACCCTTACACCACGCTTACTCATGTCTTCTTCAAAGTCAGAAAAGATGTATTCGTACCACTCAACATCCTCTACGTTAACGTAGCGATACTGCTCAAGTGTTTCTTTGTTTAGCTGGCACTTTGACATACGAACCTTCCGTTGTGTCGTACAAGTATTTACGCATTAACTCCAAGCCTTTATCTACTGCGCTGTCTAACAGCATCTTTTTTTGTTCCTCGATGCTACGCTGTGTCCACTGACCTGCATCGTTGTAGTAACTCAGTGGTGGCATATGTACTGAGTGAAGTCCAGCGACAACGATAGCGCGTGCGTCATCCCCTGTGGGTTCATCCAAGTTGATGTCTTCAAACTTAGGCGTAGGTATGGTCTGCCATTTGCGACGATGTTCAGTCAAGTCACTGAACGCACCCATACGAGCCATGCCCTTGGTCAGCTTGCGTAATGTCCTAGTCTTGCGAGAAGCCTCGCTGACTGCTGTCTTGCTAACAACCACAGTCAAGTCTTCTTTGGGGTTGAGTATCTTGCGTTCTTTCATGTCAATCTGTAACCCGATAAAGAACGGTTCGGTTGTTCCCCGTGTCCTCGATGAAGGGATGATGCGAGTGATGTGTTCACGATTCTTGTACATGCCTGAACATCTAAACACACTCATATCAAGCATACTGGTGAACCGATTTGGCAAAGTCAGTTGTTGTTTCCAGCCTTTGATTTCACCGCTGGAAAGAATGGTGACGATGTCGTCTCGGTTGATGCGTAACAACGGTGTGCCTTTATTGACCCCATCTTTTTTGTCATACTTGTAATACCAACCGTGGTAAGTAATAACGAAGTCATCTCCGTCCATTGTGATTCGGCAGTCACGCTCAACTGCTTTCCAGTCTTTGCCTCTGCGTATTGCCCACAATTCCTCACACCGTTTGAATGTAATTCCCATAAGTCCTCCAAGTGATTAAGTTCGTAGGGCGATGCTCGCCCATGCTTTTGCTTCTTCCAATGAATCGAACACCATGCGTGTGCCATCGTGTATGTCAACACGGTATTGCTTGTTCGGTTTACCTCTTTCCCAGTATGCGTATATCTTGGCGTAGGCACGGGGTCTGGTCGTATCTTTCATAAGCCAGCCCCATACCGCGCTTTGGCTGAAGGTAATCACGCCATCTCGAAGTGGATGTTCTCACCGTGTGGTGCTTCAATCTCACTGCTGATACACCAGATAACTGGGTAGTGTTGAGCCTCACCGAAGTCGGTATAGCCATCGGTCAAGCAGACAAACACATCAGGGCTGATACCTTGCTTGTCGCAGTAATCGAACCCTGCTGGCATATCAGTGCCACCGCCTGAGAAGAACTCAAGGCTGATCTCCTCACCACATTCAAACTCAACATGCTTCTGCACTTCAGTGTCAGTGTAGAGAACGTGAACTTTCTCAGGTCGGCATTGCTCGACGATGCGTGATAGGTGACCTGCATAGTGGTCAAGTTCCTGCTTGGAGATTGATCCAGATACATCGACTTGCACAACAAGTTCACCCATTTGCGGTAGCTTGTCTACGCTTGGCAGATAGTGGTCAACGAACCTGCGATTGGGGCGACGCCATGTCTGACCCTGAGATACACGACTGACGCAGTGCTTCTCAAGGATTTCATACCAAGGTGTCTTGACATCGAGGATGTTGGCTACGATCTCAGCTAACTTGCCTGACAACGCACCACGCATCTTGGCAGCTTGTGCCGCTTCAGCGATCTGTACCTTGATCTCACCATCAACCTCACGAATCTCATCGGGGGTCATTGGCTTGCCACCGTCACCCTCAATGATGTCGTCACCGATACCATCGTTGGGTTGGTCACCGCCGTTACCTCCACCGCCTCCACCACCACCGTCATCGGGCAGGTTGTCATAGATAGTCTCAACAGTCAGGTCTTTGGAGCCCGGCATATCGACTGTCTGAGGTATGCGAGTACCGACCTTGCTATCGTCCAGCATATCGTTAATCCATGCGTCACCTGCATAGTTCCACTTCTTGCGGTTGCGTGAGCCTACTCGGTTGGCGTGTTGACCGATGACATGACCGACCTCATGACACAGACCCCACACAAGTTGCGGTACGGTAAGTGCCTCGGTGAAGTCAGGGTTGTAGTAAATCGTCCCACGCCCATCGACTGCCAATGTGGGGATTGACTTGGTCTCGATGAGCTTGCGACGCAGAAGAATCGCCGCAAAGAACGGGTGGTCTAGCACAATCTGTGCTTTGGCTTTGTCCATCTTACTTGCCATGTTTACTCCAATGATGTGATGTGGATGTTGTTGTCGCTATCTCTCTTTACTTGTAGCTTCTTGTCGGCTACTCCCACGATGATGTTGTTCATTGATTCCATAACCTCCCGCTGGAAAGTCACTCGCTTACTCACACTCATGAACGCCAGCACTGTGATGAGCCAGCCAATCATGAGCACTACCTCTAACTCTGTGAATGTAATCATTGATACATACCTCCCATTTGTTTCGCAATGTAATCGAGCTTCGCCGCAGCTTGCTCTCGCACGATTGGTGACTCACGCAACACAGCCACGTTGCTGGAATACTTAGATATCGCTTCACTGATGGTGTTCGCCATCTCCACGATGTCAGGGTCTTCATTGACGTTGAGCTTCTTCGCCATGTCGATACCCTCGATGACGTTCTCCACTGCACTGTCACGGAAGATATGTCCCTCAGTACCGATTGGCTTGTTGAGCTTGTCGACCAAGTGCTTGAGTGGTTCCATCATGCGCTTGATAACCTCAGACCGTGCTCGCTGTGCGACCGAGTCCATCTGATTGCTGAACGCACTCATGTCTTCTTCACTGATGTCGAACAGGAAGTGGCGTGCATCTGGCAGTGGTGAGAACACCACGTCGATACTCATGGCTTGGTCGAACTGCTCAGCCGTTGGGTAATCATCCAAGCTTGGGGCTACATACTTGGCAGGCTTGGGCTTGCCCGCGTCTCTGGCGATGCGAGATTGAATGTCAAGCTGAACATAGTCGTCATACTTGGGCATGACTGCGTTCTTCATCGCTTCGACTTCTTGCTTGAGTCGTCTCATGTTTGTTGTGTAGTCCAAGTATTGAACAGTGGGCAGGATGCGTGGGCCTTTGTCAACATACGGCAGTGTGTGCGTTTTGTGATAGGTGTATGGCTCGCTCGCCTTTGCCATCAGCACATTGACTGGGTTGAGTGTGTCACGGAACAGCTTCTTGTTCACGATGAGTGATGTGTCGCCAAGTTCTTCTTGGATGAATTCCTCGGCTACTGTGTCACGCTTGGTCAGGTTGGCTCGTCGTGTGGTGAGCTTGACCAGCATGGCTTTCTCTGCAAGTGTCGTCAGTTTCATAAGTTCTCCTTACATTAAGATGTTGGCGTTCTTGACTGTCCACTGGACATACGCCTTGGTGTTGCGAATCTTGGGGGCAAGCTTCTGAGCATCGAGAATGCACATGACTTGGAAGTCGTTGGGCATACGATTGACATACTCGACAACACGGTCAAAGTTGTCCTCGGACACACGGTGTGCAAGCGCACCAGTTAAGGCATACAGCACAGCCATGTCGGTAGGCACATCAGCTTTGGCAGGGTTGAGAATGATGCCGTCGATGTTGGGCAGGTTCTCGAAGATACGCTTGAAGCCTGTGTACTCTGCCGCCGCACCCTCGCCAACAAGACCAGAGATGTTGCTGAAGTACAAGTCACTGGGTAACTCAGCGTCCACCTCATTGACGAACTCCCATGTACGGGGCGTTGGGTTGAGTTCACGGTTGGGCTGGAAGTCAGACAGCAGGTTAGGACGGAAGCGCAAGAACTGAATCAGGTCGAGTCGGATGCCACGGTCAAGAGCCCAGTTAACCCAGTCATCAAGGTTCTCGTCATAGTCCAAGTTCTGCATACGATTGCTCAGCTTGGTAGTCATGCGGTTGGCACCAGACTTGTCCTCGGTGCGGTTGCCTGTTGCAATGATGTGCAGTTTGGGGTGCAGTTTGAGTTCGCCTGCCTGACGGTCAAGGATGACACGACACAACGGATTCTGCATGGGTACAGCCGCATCGGACAATTCCTCGATGATGAGCGCACATGGTTGGTCAGTGCCGTCATCACGGATACGATAGAACTCGCTTGGTGGGAGCCATGTACTGCACTCGCCATCAGTTTTGGGCAAGCCCATGATGTCCACGGGGTCACGAAGCGATGGGTTGAACTCGGTTACACGACTTGGGTCGATGTTGAGTGCCATGACGATGTCACGGGCAAGGGCTGACTTGCCGCCACCGGGTTTACCCTTGATGAACGGCACAAGCTTGTTACCACGGGTGAAGTTGCTCAGGACTGAGCGTTTGATGTCAGAGTATTTCATAAGTTCCTCAGTAAGTTACAGTTTGAAGGTGAAGTTGCGGTTGTTAGCAACGACGAGAGACGCGAGTTCGTGATAGGTGCTTACCCCACCACCTCGCTGTTGTCACAAGTTCTACGCTTGTGTTTAATTTGTTGATTAAGTTGGGTGGCTCAGCTCTTGATCTACCCTCTGTTCTTTGTCCAGCCGCTTATGGAATCTGCGTTTGGCTTGGGCATGGGCACGATGGTGTGTTTCTGCTGTTTGGCGATCTTCTCTCCACAACTGGAACACGTTGGTCTTGCAAGATGCTTACGCTGTGGTTCGACACGCACGGCATAGCACGATGTGCAGATGGGTAGGTGGTAGTCTTCGTTCATGATGTTTGCACTTGTTTAAGAGTGAATGGGAGATTAGTCGTAGCTGTCTTGACTTGGTATCCAAGCTGTGCGATATCGTTCAGGATGGATGCGTTTAGGGTGGTGCGGTTGGCGATGCGAGCGAACAGTTTGGCTGTGTCGCAGGCTGGATATACCATCTCATTGCCGTACACATTACGGACTTCAACTGTGATGGACTTGGGTGTCATAGGGATTCCTCGGTTGGATTGTTGAGGGCTTCGGTCAGGATGTGACCAAAGTATGTGCCGCCAAGGATGAGGGCGATGCTGGATATGTAGCCTTCAAGGATGAAACCTAAAGTTACCATGCCGAATGATATGGCGGTCATGAGCAGGATGTAGAGTTTGGTATTCATGTGGATTATCTCCGTGCTGTGGATTTGAAGTAGTCACGCAGGTAGTTTTCTGGGTCGTCTGCGTCCAAGGGGTTGTCGGTCATGTCGCACTCGAACACAAAGTCGTGGTCATCGGTGGCGTAGTTGGGCTCGATGATGAGGCTGTCCAAGTGGCTGGATGAAGGGGTCAGGTGCATGAGTTTGGTTTTCATGGCGGTTCTCCAAGTGAGTGAGTTGAGTGAATGACTGACGCGAGATGGGGACTACTATGCACCGCATGATAGGTGCGATGCACTATATTGCATTGAATATTCCGTGCGGAAAATGGCTGGAAAATTCACGTGAGTGGGCACTACCGCAAATCTCCCTTGCGGCTACTGGGGCGTTTAGTGGTGCCGTTAGAATATTCCAATATTCCAAGTTTTGGAAAGGGTCAGGTGACTTTCGTGATGTGATGGATTGCGTGGTCGCATCGCACACATCGCAGGGTCATGTGTCGATTTCCATAGGAGGCTGTGTTTTAGTGGAATATTGGAATATTGGAAAATTCAAAGTATTACTATTACTCTAAGTCGTTGAAAAGCCAACTATATTTTTTGTAATACTGAATATTCCAGAGAATATTCCAGTGGAAAGCTTCGGAAAATTATAAGAATCAGGCAAGCTTGGCTTGGGCAGACGCACCGACATAGGAAACTGCATTACCGTGGGCACGATACGCACGATATGCGTGTGTATGATTTTGCTTTGATTTGTGGTGAGCAGTCAGCTTGGTGAAGATGGTGCGGTAAGGTACAGGGGGCAAACCGCCTTGTAACACTTTGTCTTTATCACCCTTGATCGTTGGGGGCATTGGATACATTGAACCACGGGGAACGGAATGAATACGCATGACTTACTCCAAGGTTAAGTGATTAAGTGGTGAGCAGTTTGGATTCGTACTCAGGAATTGTGTGGGGCTCAAGCCTCGATAGTTTCAGGGGCACCTTGCTCAGCGATGCGCTGAACCACACCGTACACGAAACCCTTTTGTCCCTTGAGTTCTTTGCCCTTGGTCACAACCGCATTGTTGACAGCCATGCACAAGCCGATCAGTTGATCTTTGGACACGGAACCAGTCGCAGGCACAAGACCGCCGATGAATGGTGCGGCTGATTTGGGCACCAAGGTGTCGAGGATGTCGTTCACCAAGGGGCGGTATTGACCATTGGCGAGCCACTTAGCGTACATGGCGTGACCCATGTCCATGCGGGTTTGACGATCAGCGAACGCCACAGCCCGTGCAAATGAACCAGTCTTGCCAGTCTTGGAAGACAAAACGATTGATGTGCCATTGTCGATGATATTGACGAGATTCATGATGAAGTCCTTTAAGTCAGTTAGTTTGGAAGATATGCACTACACCATGCAATGCACATCTTGAAACCATCTCCCGCACTTTGCCGTCATGCGTTTAGCCTTTGAGTCTTGGAGATGGATATCACCGCTAGCTTGCTTCACCCAAAGCTAGAAAAAGTTAGGTCCATAGTATTACAAAGTAATACCGACACCATAATCCGAATTGTTAATGATCTGCTCTCACATAATGCGCCCCATGTTTATCCATGCTTGAATCCGAAGGCATGACGCCTTGAACCACGAAGCACAGCATAAGCCGAACCATGTCGTCAATTTAATGAACCTGAAAGCCGAGGGATACGATGCCCTACATATATGGTTTTGACCCGACAATCGGACGGACGGGGTGGGGGGGTGGGATACGGCGCGGCGCGGGGCGGCCCCTGTTTACCTGTTGCGCACATCACAAGATTAAATTTTTGCAATATACACACGATTGCCACACCTTACCGATTGAATACTTAAAACCCGGCGCTGTAAACTTAAGCCGTGCAGTTGTCAAACCGGCGCAATGGGGATGGAGGACTTGGTCGTTTTCCGGTTTTCAGACCAAGGTTCAACGAATTGGCAGGCGAGCTTCTTACCCATTACTGCACACCCACTTGACAAGTCAGCCCATACAGCTACCATACACACGTCA